ACGCGCGAAAGAACACGCCTTGGCCTGCTTTATTTCGCCGAAGCGAGTTGTCGATTGAATCCATGTCCTCATCCTTCGCGAAGGAAAAAGCAAATTCAAACGCCGGCCATTGGCCGAACGTGAACAAGTCCCATTGATTAAATGTGAAGCCGCTCCAATTCATGCCTACGCCACCGTCAGGTCTTCGCTAATAGCACCGTTGAGCACCGAGCCCGACAGCGTCACGGTGTATTCCGATTCAGCCGGCGCATCGAGTGCAATGCCAGCCTCGTTCGACAAGATCGTCTCATCGATCGTTGCGCCATCGTCCGACACCATTGTGACGCCTTGCGAAACGCCGACGGGGAACGGTGCGCCCGTGAGCCCTGGCGATGCCGTGCCATCCACGTCCTGGTCGATGCGGAAGTCGCAATTCTCGAGAGTCGCGCCGCTGAACAAATAGATGGGGCGAGTCTGCTTGCGGCTCTGGCATCGACGCAACGCGCCACGGCAACTCGGCGTGTGGTAGCCCTGCACGTCCGTGTGCTGCACGCCCGCCGCGAACGACCAGCCGCCTTCGGCGACGCAATCTTCCAGCACGGCCGTCGAGGTGATGCGGCCGCAGAATTCAACAGTTCCACCGGGACGCGAAGCGCCGAACCAGTCGTCGGACATGCCGGCAAAACAGTTTCGGCCGCCGACGCACCGAATCAAGGTGCCGGAAATCTCGCCGCCGATCGCGAAAGAGTTGTGCCCGGCCTCGCAATCTTCGAGGTAACCCGAAATATTTCCAGCGAACGCCAAGCAACCGCAGAACGCATAGTGGCCGCCTTTGCACCGAATCAGGATGCCGGAAATTGTCGGCACCGGTTTGGCGTAGCCGCCCGACATGCCGTCGCCGCCAAATGAATGGGTGCCGCCAACACAGTCCACCATCTTCGCGGCGAGCTGGTAGGCCGACGGAATACGCCAACTACCACCGCCCCAGCCATTGCCGCCGCCCATGCACTGCAACCAAGTGCCTGCAATGCTGCCCGTGGCATCCACGCCCGGTTGGCCAACGAACGACATTTGCTGATAGAGCGAGTAGCCGTTGCTGGCCGAGACGCGAAACGCCGTGGCGTTGTTCGTGTTCCAAAGGCCGAAGCCGATCAATCGCACGTCTGCAGCCGTTTGCGTGAACACCGGCGACGATGTTGCACACTTGAGGTTCGCCAAAGCGCGGCTTGCGGCCGGATAGCTGGAGTTGTCCGACACATGCGACAAGTCCACCTTCGGGTGCTGAGCGATGATATCCACGCCCGACGTGGCAAGCGTGACCGGGGCCGACAGCGTGTGGTCGCCGTCGTAGAGTACGACGGCAACACGCCGCGTGGTGGCCGCCTTGGCCGCGACCGCCGCTGCATAAATGCTCTCGAAGCCGGCCGACACGGTGCAGGTGCCCGTTGCAGGCGGTTGGGCCGCGTAAGTGCCGGAAACCGTTGCGCCGCCCATCCAGCCGCCGCTCATCACATTCCCGAGGACGGAAGTGATGACGTAGTTGCCGCCGCCTGAGTACCACCAAAGATACCAACTCGATCCACGCGAATAGCAGGCATGGCCGTTGTAGTCGGCGATCCGCGTGAACTCGCCGGCACACGCGGCGGTGCCCGTGGCGATCGCGTTGTTTGGCCCGCAGTAATAGAGGTTGGCCGCATCGTAGCCCAACAGCGGATCGAGGAACAGTTCGGAGCAGAGCCGAAGGCGGTTCTGCGGTACGGGCGCATTCTTCCGTTCAAGTTCGGCCAAGTAGGTGCGGTCAAGCAACAGTTTGATGTCGTCGTACAAAGCCTGTCCCGCCTCGGCCACCGAAGGCCGAGAGGATGGAAGGAGTCCGCCTTTGTAGTTCACACCAGTAGCCATAATCCAGTACTCCGTTATTAACGACATGGGCGCGACGGCTGCCACCGCTGCGCCCATGATGGAGGTCTAACCCCCATGAGAAAATCACTCTCTGACATTCTACGCGAAGGCGACCGCCAAAATCTATCCCAAGCCTGGCAAGCCCGTTCAGCCGCTTCTCCAACCAGCAGTACTACACCCACGCCAAGTCCCGTGTGCTCGGACACGGCTTGATGCCGATTTTGTAGCTGATTCCTTCTTCGAGCTTCTCCTCTCGCTCGCATGTGAAGACCTCGAAGTCACCGTCCAGTCCGTAGCCGTCAGCCGCGTCAAGAATCTTGAATGCCAACGGAGTGCCGCTGATGAACGCCGAAATGAACGCCGCCAGTGCCGTGTCGGTCGAGTCGTCAAGCATGTTCCACTCGATTTCGGCCTCCTTGAGTGTGCCCTTCTGCTTGGCCCACGTCGATGCACGACTGTTTGCCTTGGCCTCGCCCTTCTTCATCTTCAAGGAAAGGTCCTGTACGTTCGGGACAAGCGTACCTGCGGAACTTCCTGACGGACCGTAGTACAACTTGGCGTCGATTAGGCTCAATCGCAGCGACATATCATGTTCTCCTTTAGCGAACGGAATTGGCAAACAAAGTTGGTAGTTGCGGCAACACTTGCCGCATTGCCGGGCCCATAAACGGCCGTGGTTCGATGTCTCCAGCAGGAACGGTATACGGACCGAACAGCGTCTCTTGAATTTTGCGCGAACGCTCAACCTGCGCTGCAGTGCGCATCCGGGCGTAAGCAGGTGCGTTTCCGTGAATGCGAACCTCTCCAATATCACCGATTTTGCGATTCCTCCGCCGTGGGTTTCGGCGAGTGGTCGCGCCACCAAGCTCCAAAACTCGCGGAATAGTTCCAGCCGCGAATGGCGTCGGCCCAATGACGACCGAGGCCGTCGAGGCGTCAAATCCAAAGTAGATAAGCCGCTTCAAGGTGCCGACGTGCGAACGCGGCGGCTTGCCGGCCTTGGATGCGTTCTTCGACTTGCGGATCGACGATCGCGCCGCGCGGCGAACGTAGGCCCCGAACTTCGAGAGCGACTTGGCACGCGCACGCCCAATCGCGTTGAGCACTGTCGGCCGGTCGAAGAATGTTCGTTTTGGGTCTACGCGAAAGCTCATCGAATCGTCCGAAACGTCAGTTCCAAAAGGCTGGTAAACAGCCCGTGTTCCTTGAGTTGCTTGGGATCGTAAATGGGCTTGTTCTCGGTCTTGGCCCACGTCACGCCTGGTGACAACACCTTATGCCGAAACACATCAGCGATCTCTTCGACCAGATGCATCAATGCGTCGATCGCCTCGGCGTCGAATCCAGGCGGATCGCGCCGTGAAACTCGCTTCTGGACGGCCACATGAATCTTGTACTCGGCCCGGTCGCGACTGCGATCGGCGACCTCCTCGTCGAGTTCCGCCGGCACAACGGACACATGAAGCGAATCCATCTCCTTCAAGTCGAACTCGGGCAGGTAGTACCGTTTCGCATCTACCGGCTGGCTTAGCGTCGCCGCGTTGATCGCGTTCACTACCGCTTTGGCAATCCAGACAATCTGCGACATTACGCGCTTTCAATCTGCTTTGTGTGAATTCGATAGGTTTTGCGAAACAGATCGCTCCAGCGGCAGACCGGCTCTTTGCCCGGCGACGTCACCTCGTAGACGAACGTCTTCTCGCCTTGCGTCTCCTGAATCCGGTCGCCGCGCTGTGGAACCAAGGGTTGCGAGTCCATCGCCAACTCCGCTGCCTGAATCAGGAAGTCGCGAGCCTCGTACCGCACCAGCACCCCAAAACCGTCGTCGACCTCGAAGAGCGTTCGGCCGATCGTCGCCGAAACATCCAGCGTCCGGCCGCCTCGCACGTAGGTGACTACGCGCGAGGCGAACCGGGCACGCTGGTCTTCCAGCCAGTTCGACGCTCGCTCCAGGAGGTCGGCCATTGACTACCTCAATTACGACGGCAACAACGGAATGGTGTACCAATCCGTAGCGTCATAGGCCACGAGAATGCAATCGGTGTACGCCGCCATCGACAGCGCACCCGTTGTCGCCACGCCGCCGTTGATCTTGTCGTCGGTGTTCGGGTACACCTTCAAGATTGCGTTGGCATTGTTCTTGACGATGCACATGTCGCCGGCAACAGCCGTCGGCAGCTTGACGCCTTTTGTCCCATTGGCTGCACTCACAAGAGTGAAACCATTGGTGATATTTTCAGCGTCCGTGTTGTCAGAACCGGCAGCAGCAACCGCAGCCGTCTTGACCGACAACACGCCCGCAGCGCTCATGGCTAGTGGACCGGTTACGGACACCTCCTCGTAGCTGTCGCCGTCGGCCACGAGGATCGCGCCCTCGGTGTGGCTAATGCTGCCAACATCCGTCAAGGCGGTCAACGTCGTGACAGACACGGCGAATCCAGAGACGATCAAGGCACGCACAGTGCCATCCGTCGGTCCTGCTGCTTCGAGGCTCCAGCCAGCGAACACGTTGCCAGTTGCCGTCGAGGTGAAAGCGCCCGTTCCAGCCGTGCCGTCAACTGGATTGGCGTCAGCATCCCGGTAGAGAGCCGTGCCGATCGTCGAAAGATCGCTGCTATCTTTCGGAACATCAAAGACACCCTGGACGCACAAGGCCCCAAGCTGGCCAGCGGCAATATCGTTGACAGCAATTCCGACCAGCGTGCCCTGAACGACAACGTCGCCAGCAGCTACAGCAGAATCGGGCGTGTAGTCGATGTACCGACCACTCTTCACAAATACGCAAGGCACCTGAGCCATCGTTACTTCTCCTTTTTTCTCCAAAGCAATGATTCGTTATCGGAACTACGACGCGCCTTTGCTCTTCACCGCGCCGCGCGGGTCGAGTTGGCAAACGCCGAAGTCGAGGTACCCTCGCCATCCACGGCCAAGCACGTCGGGAGCTTGCTGCACTTCCTCAATCGTCGGCGACTCGTTGCCGTTGAGGAACGCAATGCCAAAGGCCGCGATATCGTTCGGATCGCCGAAGAGATACCAAGCAGTCGCCGAATAGCCCGTGTAAGAGCTATTGCCGAGGTAGGACGAAACGACCGGCTCGTAGGAGCCGGCATAGATGTTCGTCGCGCCGCTCTTCTTGTCGGTCGAGCCGGTCAACACGATGTTCGTGGACTTGTAGATTTCCACGGCCGTCATTTCCAGGGCGGTCGGAACGACGAGGAACTTGGGCTCGACCGCGATCGGATCGCCATTTTCGTCCGTTTGATCGCGGAACTTCTGCACCGCCTGTCCCAGGCTGTCGAGCCCCAGAACAGTAGCTGCACCGCTGATGTAGTTCTTGTTCCCGGATGCGAAGAAGCCGCCGGTATTGGCCAACACCAGCGTCCAGAACGCCTTTTCGATGGCCAAGGCGGCACCACGGCCAAGCATCTGCGGAATGGCCATCAGCGCGCCCAGATCATCGTTGATGAGCATCTGCCGCGTGATGCCGAAAGTACGGCCGACCGTGCCAACCGAATACGAATACGAAGATTCGCCAAGCGTCCCGTGGGCCAGTTCGCCGGCAGCGCCCACCGGCTTCATGACGGCATCTCCCGTCACCCGGTAGCCCGTGTGCGTCTTGAAGTCGTTCGCCGTGAGCTTCTTGGCAATGCGCCTCGCCATGCTGGTAGCGGCACGATAAGCCGCCAAGAGCGACTTATTCATCGTGTTGCCAAGGATGCCCGGCAAGGTCGCCGTGCTGAACGCGGCTTGCACCACATCCGATTCCGAGGCCCACGCTTGCGGGGCGGCTCGGCCGTCGATCGCGCAGGCGGCTTCAATCGCTCCGCGAATCCCCATGCGACGATATCGGCTCGCCAAGTCGAGCGTCTTATCGTCGTAGGCCGCCTCAATCTGCGAGGCTTGCTCCGAAGAGTTCATGCGGATCGCGCATTCGAGAACCTGCGCGTTGGTGCCCGAGGCCATAACATGCGCCGCGGGCGAAGCCGGACGGCTCGCCCGAAGCACCTCCAGTTCGGCGCGGTCGGCCGTCCAGCCCTCGGCGATCGCCTTGGCCTCGATATCGGGCTGGCCGGAACACGCCTTCCGAACCGCAGCAATGCGTTGCGTTTCGGCGGCGGCTGCCGCGCGAATGTCGGCCACCGTGTCGGTGGTGAGGTTCGGCGTCGGTCCTGCGGCCTTCGCCGTAGCGTTGTTGGTGGTCGGTTCGGTCGTGGTGTCCTTCGTTTCGGTGGACATGGATTGAATCTCCCGTTCGAGTTGTTGCGCCGTCACGGTGACGCTGGTTTGGTCGTCTGCCCCAAGATCAACGAAACTGATTTCTCCAAGAATGGACTTGCGAACAATGTATGCCGGCCCCGACACGGCTCGGCCGTTGACGTTGGACTGTTGGCCTTCCTGCAGAAATTCACGCTCCTTCACGGCCGCGCCGATCGACGCTTTCCACGGGAAGTCGTTCGTGGCCGAATAGACCACTTCTTTGGCCGCATCCGTACCTCGGGAAATGACGCCCGAAGCCAACAACCGACCCTCGACAATCGCAATTTCCGTCGTATGGCCAACGCCCTGCTGTGAGTCGTGGCCGGCTCGAATAGGCCGCTTTTGCGACGGAATCGCAAGACCGGCCAGATCGACGACGACAGGATAGCTCCAGCCGTCCAACAGCAATGGCCCGCCGGTGTAGGCCACCATCGAGAACCGAGGCAACGACTTGCCGCCGGCGCCCTCAGAGGCCGCCTGAACCTTGATCTCGCTGGGGTTGCTGACAAAACTTACAAAATCGGGGGTCTTCTCAGGCATCAGTCTTCCTCGTCTTCTTGGTTGGCTGCTGAAGGGCCTTGCACGACAGGCTCGTCTAGCTCCAATTCCTTCATCAACTTCCTCTCCTTCGACCGCTGGCGAAGCTCCGCCTCCCAGTCACGGCCCTGCCGGGCATACTCGTAGGCCAACGTGGTCGTGTGGCTCGTCAATCGGGTCGCCTGGGCGTTGGCTTCCTTCGCGGGGTCTACGTGCTCTTGGCCGTCCCAGAACCACTGATGGCCAAGGCTGCGGAATGGTGCGGTGCGGAGCCAAAGCGGCAACAAGTCCGAGACCAGAATGGCCTCGGCAAGCCATGCACGAAAAATGCGGTCGAGCACAACACAGCCCAAATAGTCCTGCTCGACGCGAATTGACTTAAAGTAGGTTTGGTGATCCAGCCGGCCGGAGGCGTAGTTATAGCCGCTGCTGTTTCCCGCCGCGACGTTGAAGGGGATCGAGAGACAGCGGGCAATTTCGTTCAGGATTTCGTGCTTGAACTCGCGGTAGGTCGTCGCCGGTTGTTCCGCTTGGATTTGGCCAAGTCGCCATCCGCCTGGGAGCACGGTGGCCATACGGCGTTCGAGTTCCACCAGGTCCATCGGCTCGACCTCTTGGGCCTCGCCGTTGGCCGGAGCGTCCGTATAGAGCACGGCCGCGAAGTCCGCAGCCGTTTCGGCGGCCGCCAGCACTGCGAGAGTGAACCGCCGAAGCTGTGCGAAAAGCGGCAGGGCCGGAGTGATCTCGGGAATACCACGGCTCTGGCCGGGCCGATCGGGCCGAAAATAATGAATCATCGCGGCGGCCGGAATGCGATCCACAACGGGCATCGCCAACGAATCGAAGGCTCCAGGATGTTTGCGCAGCAGATGGTAATGAGTGGGATTGCCGTACCGATCGAACTCAATCCCATCGACAGGCGAGGCAAGGTCAGCGGTAAGAACACTCGCCACCTGATCCGCTTCGATTAGTCGCAGATCCAAATGGATTGGCGAATCCGTGAGCGGATTCGAGGTGAACATAGCGAAAACTTCGCCCGATTCGGTGCGAGCCATTCGCATGGTGCGAAGTTTTTGAGACAATCCGACGGCATTGGACCACTGCGAAAATTCCCGTTCGATCGTGCCATTGGCGTCGCTGTCGGCGGTGAGCATCTGCAACCGAGGCCCGGTGCCGACGGTGTCATGCGCCAATGTGGCGACGATTCCCTTCGCATAGCTGTTGTTGGCCACTTCGTACCGGGCACGGCTGCGGAGAATGCTGCGGACGCCCGGATTGTTGGCCGCGTCAGCCGAGAGCGTATCGGCGTTGGCCCAATGCCGGCGGTTATCGTCCGTGGTGGAGGCAGCGTCATAGCGGGCGCGTACGCGAAGCGAACGGCCCGATTGCCGCTTCGCCTCACCGCCAAAAATGCCTCTGAACCAATCGAACATTCGGCTACGCTGCTCCCGGCGGAACGAGCTTCTTCAACGCAATGCCCAGCCCACGCTTTCGAGACGCCTTCTTGCTTTCGCGATACCGATCGACGGCAATCTGATCCGGCAGCGGGTGCTGTTCCATGCTGCCCGAATCGCCCGACGCCTTTGCCGGCCCCTGGGCGTTTTCGAGAATAGTCTGATCCAGTTCGTCTGCCATGCCGTTACGTTAATGAGATTGCCAGTCACATGGCACTCAAAACAGCAAGAAATTGAAAAACTCGTTACATATCTGTAACGAGTTTTGGCAAAGCAGATTGCGCATCGCTAAATAGCTGTTTCGTGCGTAATAAAGCGGTGTCCGCAGTTTCTACAAACACGGCATCGAACAATACGACCATTAGGACGATGGCGCACGTATAGCACAGACAAGTGCCTACACCCGCATTTTCGACAACGTATTCCAACAGGTGAATCACCCACGGTTCTGCAACTCCGACAATCTAATGCGAGAACGCTGTCGTTCATGCTTTGCAGCTTCAGTGCCGGGCAACACCGCTCCCTGAATCGACGCGGCAACGGCGCAGCCGACCAGACAATCGAGCCAATGGTTATCCACCGCCGATGGACGCATTTTCCATTCGTCCACCGTGCGGCCACGGCCCTCGGTGCGGACGCGATATTCGGCCGTGATGTGCTCGGCGAAGAGGCGGTGCGGGCCGGCACTATCGCCGAAGAGGGAGAGACAGCCGCGATCGCCCATCGCCACGGACAGTCGCGTGTGGACGAACGACTTCCAGTAGTTCGTGTCGAACACGACGTGCCGCACGGCCCGCTTGCCCTGGACGTTGGGGATCCGCCAGTTCAGTCCCACCCGATCACCCAGCTTCCGCTTGTATTCCGAGAAGGGAATGCTCGACGCCCCGACGAACCGGCCGTGGCTCGGCAGGAGCACGGCGGAATGGGCGCTTTGGCGGCAGAACTGGTAGACGATGTCCGTCGAGGAGCCCCAGTTGGCATCGACGAGACACCGCTCGATCCGCATTTCCGCGCCGTCATCGCGATGCCACTCTCGGCCGAGGCATTTTTCGGCCAATGCGTCGAGGCCGGCGTAGATCGAACCTTCGAGCCCGGCCGTTCCGGCGACTTGCGAAAGCGTCGGCTGGGCTTCGCGAAGCGTGAAGTAACTTTGCCGCTGTTCTGGATAGGCCCCGTAGTCGATTGCATAGCCGGTGAAATCGTCGTCCCATGCGGTGACGACGTAGAACAAGAGCGTCGCGTGAACGTCGATGAACATCGTCAGATGATTGCAGCCGACAGGCACTTCGCCACGACCAATGCGGTTGAACTTGGCCGCCACTTGATCGGCCTCTAGCTCGTTCTCTTGGGGCTTCTCCTCGGACAAGGGCTCGTTCTGGTACTCGGCCCAAAACGCCCGTTCATCCTGAAGACGAAGGTTCATGGCGTGCTGGATCGCCGAAAGCTCGTCGTGGTTGAACCGCTCGGGCCAGGCGATGACCGACCCGGCATCCATTTCCTCTCGATGCTCACGGTAGAACTCGGTCGCGTCGGCCAATCCTCGCTCGGCCCGCAGGCTCTCGGCGCGGATCTCGGCGTACTTGGCCCAAAGGGCTTCATTGCTGGGGAACGCATAGACCATCTTGGTCCGCTCGCCCTGCCACTGGGGATGCTTGTCGCAATTGAGAATGCGGTCGGCCATGTCGTCGGGCCGAACAACCGTGCAAGGCATGATGCCGGCAATCTTCTTTCCCGGCCCGGCAAGTCCCAAGACGGCCCCCGCCAAAATGCGTTCGCGGGTGTCGCATTGCGAAAGCGATCGGGCCGACTCGTCGGTCTGCGGATCGTCGAGCACAACGAGCGACGGGCGGACCGGTCGGCCGTCCGGGCGTTTGAACTTCATGCCGCGAATTCGACCGGTGATGCCCGCCACCTTGAGAATCGCGCCGCTGGCCTTGCTGCCGCGAACCGTCGGCAACACAATCTCTCTGGCAGTCCAGCTAATCCGAGTCCGTTCGCCTTGGCAAAGCTGACCGTTGCACCGATTGGCGATTCCTTCGAGTGACTGAATCGGATAGCAGACCTCGGGGAAATCTTCCAAGAGCAAATCATTGCTGTCAAGTTCCGTCTTGATGCTGTCGAGCATTTCCTGGGCGTGCGTTTCGCTGCTGCCGATCAGGCCGACAAACTCACGATGCCCGTAAAGCACGGCCCAGAGACAGGCGCATTCGCAGATGCTCGTCTTGCCGCTGCCGCGAGGCATGGCCATGGCGAACAGCCCGCCATGCAGGACCGCATGTTCGATTTTCGAGATAACCTTCAGGTGGTCATGCGACCACGCCAGCCCAAAGGTGTATGGGAAGTATTGCTCGCAGAAGAATTGAAAATCCCCGGCCGCTCTGTCCTTACGTTTCGGATTGGCCACTTGGGGCGGCTCGCCGATGTCGCGGCCGGTAGTCGCAATGTCGGCGTTGCGGGCGCGTGCCC